ACCAAAGCTACTGGCGTTGCATATCTGGACCCCGAGTTCAGTTCGGTGTACGCAACTGAAGAAATTGGTTACGCCGTTGCCGCTCAAGGCACGGTGACGCAAGAAACCAGCAAATCCACCGCTGTGACTTTGAACAAGTCTGCTGGCCGTATCACAATGAACAACGCGTCTTTGGCTACTGCCACAAACGCTACGTTCACTTTGAACAACAGCACAATCAGCGCAAATGACACTGTGATCTTGACAATCTCGGGCGGTCAAGCGACTCCCGGTTCGTACAACGTGTTTGCCAACGCGCTTGCCACTGGTTCGGTTAGTATTTCGTTACGCAACATTTCGGGCGGTTCGCTGTCCGAGGCTGTTGTCATCAATTTCTGCGTTATTCACTGTGCAAGCTAAACCAAATGGGGGCTAATCACCCCCATTTTTAAATCATGGTCATATACCTTACACACCCTGTCCACGGTGCAAAAGTGGCAACAATGGATATGGAAGCTGAAGCTGATGAAGCAAACGGCTGGGTGCGCTACAATCCAGAAACGCCTTCGGCTCCCGAAGAAGCGGCCAACACATTGGTTGTGAAGCGCAAGATCACGCGCAAAGCTGAAGCTGTATCTGAAGGAGTCTGAGCATGGCAACGTACACCGCTGGCGATCAAATTAACCGAGCATTTCGACTGCTTGGCATTCTTGCCGAAGGTGAAACGCCGACTGCCGACATGTCCCAAGACGCTCTGATGGCTCTCAATCAAATGATCGAGAGCTGGAACATCGAGCGTCTTTCTGTTTTCTGCACACAAGATCAAGTCTTCACTTGGCCGTCCGGTTTGTTAAGCCGCACCCTTGGCCCTAGTGGTGATTTTGTGGGCAACCGCCCCGTCCTGTTTGACGATGCCACATACTTCAAAGCCCCCAACGGCGTGTCGTATGGCATTAAGTTCATCAATCAAGACCAGTACAACGGCATCGCGGTCAAAACCGTAACCTCTACATATCCGCAAGTGATTTTCGTCAACATGACGTATCCCAATGCGGAAATGTTTATCTACCCCCGTCCCACACAGGACTTGGAGTGGCATTTTGTGTCGGTGCAAGAGCTGGACCAGCCTGCTGAACTGGTGACCGAGCTGCATTTCCCACAGGGTTACCTGCGGGCGTTTACCTACAATTTGGCGATGGAAATCGCTCCTGAGTTTGGCGTGGAGCCTTCGCCCCAAGTCCAGCGCATTGCCATGACCAGCAAGCGTGATTTGAAACGCATCAATAATCCTAACGATGTGATGGCTTTGCCATACGCTTTGGTCGCCAACCGCCAACGATTCAACATCTACGCCGGTAACTACTGATGGACTCCCCAATCCTTGGTTCTAGCTATGTGGCCCGCAGCGTCAATGCTGCGGACAACCGCATGGTCAACATGTACCCCGAGATCGTCCCCGAGGGTGGCAAAACTGCGGCATTCTTGTCGCGCTGCCCCGGCCTGCGCCGTCTGGTGGCTGCGGGTAATGGCCCTATCCGTGGCCTGTGGACGCTCAAGGACTACCTGTACGCCGTGTCGGGCGACACCTTTTACCGGTTAAACGTGATTGGCAACACCAGCCGCTGGCGCATCCGAACTTTGGGTACCGTGACCGGCACCGGTCCTGTGTCCATGTCGGACAACGGCACTCAGATTTTTATTGCCTGCAACCCTGACGGGTTCATCTACAACTCGGACACCGAGGTGTTTGCCCAGATCACCGACCCAGACTTCCCCGGCGCGGTGAAGGTGGGCTATCTGGACGGCTACTTTGTGTTCAACGAGCCAAACAGCTCCCGAGTCTGGGTAACATCGCTGTTGGACGGCTTGTCAGTCGATCCGCTGGATTTCGCCAGCGCCGAAGGCGACCCTGATGGTTTGGTGTCCTTGATCGTGGACCACCGTGAGGCGTGGCTTTTTGGCTCCAACTCGATTGAGGTCTGGTACGACGCAGGTCTGCCCGACTTTCCATTGCAGCGCATCCAAGGCGCTTTTAACGAGATTGGCTGCGCTGCCCCCTACTCGGTTGCCAAGCTCGACAACGGCCTGTTCTGGCTGGGTTCTGACGCTCGCGGACGGGGTATTGTGTACCGTGCTAACGGTTACACCGGCCAACGCATCTCTACCCATGCCATCGAGTGGCAGATTCAAGAGTACAGCGACATCTCGGATGCCATCGGGTACACCTACCAGCAAGACGGCCATGCCTTCTACGTGCTGATTTTCCCGACTGCTCAGACCACTTGGGTCTACGATGTGGCAACTCAGGCTTGGCATGAACGCGCAGGCTGGGATAACGGCGCATTTGTGCGCCATCGCTCCAACTGCCAAGTTGTGTACAACAACGAAGTGATCGTGGGTGACTACGAAAACGGCAACATTTACGCATTCGACCTTCAAGATTACTCCGACAACGGCGACATCCAGAAGTGGTTGCGCTCGTGGCGGGCGTTGCCTACCGGCACAAACAACCTCAAGCGCACAGCCCAGCACAGCTTGCAAATCGACTGCGAAACCGGTGTTGGCACCAACACAGGTCAGGGTGCTGACCCCCAGATGATGCTGCGCTGGTCGGACGATGGTGGTCACACATGGTCCAACGAACGCTGGTTGCCTATGGGTAAAATCGGTCAGTATTTCCGCAGGGTGATCTATCGCCGCCTCGGGATGACCCTGAAGCTGCGTGATCGGGTATACGAGATTTCGGGCACTGATCCTGTCAAATTGACAATTGTTGGTGCTCAACTAGATGTGACACCGACCAATGCCTGAACAACTCAATATCACCAACATACCATCTAACCGTGTGGAGTTCATCGACCCCCGCACGGGGTTGGTGTCGCGTGAGTGGTATAGGTTTTTTCTAAACCTGTTCAATTTGGCTGGCGCTGGTGGGAACCAGACATCGCTAGACGACTTGCAAATTGGCCCTCCTCCATCTGCCGATACGGGCGGTGGCGGTGGTGGTGGTACGGGTACCGTAACTTCGGTGGATATGACAGTGCCCACCGGCCTGTCAGTTTCCGGTAACCCCATCACCACTTCCGGCACACTGGCCGTCACTTATTCGGCAGGCTACGCTATCCCCACCACGGCTAAACAGACGCAATGGGATACAGCTTATGCCGACCGACTCAAATGGGACGGCGGCGCAACCGATCTGGTGGCGGCTACTGGCCGCACATCGTTGGGTGCCACAACCGTTGGTGGCAACTTTTTCACGCTGACCAACCCCAGCGCAATCACATTCGTCCAGATCAACGCTGACAACAGCATCACGACAATGGACGCGCCCACTTTCCGCACCGCCATTGGCGCAGGAACTGGTGGCGGTACAGTCACATCCGTGGGCGGCACAGGCACGGTTAGCGGGTTAACCCTAACTGGCACCGTAACCACTTCTGGCAACTTGACGCTGGGCGGCACTTTGGCTGTCACTCCGTCAGACTTTGCTTCCCAATCGGCCAACACCTTTTTGGCCGCACCCAACGGATCTGCGGGCACTCCCACATTCCGTTCGATGGTGGCCGCTGATGTGCCCGCCCTGAGCTATGTCAGCTCTGTTGGTGCTACGGCCCCTATCACGACCACCGGTGGCCTAACTCCCACAATCGGCATTCCTGTCGCCACATCAAGCGCCAACGGCTACCTGTCCAGCACCGACTGGTCCACATTCAACGCCAAGCAGCCTGCTGGGTCATACCTGACATCGGTGGCTGTGACCTCGGCCAACGGGTTTGCGGGCACCTCAAGCGGCGGCACAACTCCCTCGCTTACGCTCACCACCAGCATCACTGGGTTGCTCAAGGGCAACGGCACAGCGATGTCTGCGGCTACGGCGGGCACCGATTACTCGGCTGGCACCAGCGCTTTGGCAACCGGCATCTTGAAGTCCACCACCACAACTGGTGCGTTGACCATCGCTGTGGCAGCGGACTTCCCTACCTTGAACCAGAACACCACGGGCACTGCGGCCAACGTGACGGGCACTGTGGCGATTGCCAACGGCGGTACAGGGCAGACCACCCAGACTGCGGCGTTTGACGCGCTGGCTCCCACAACGACCAAGGGTGACCTGATCGTTGACAATGGCACCAACAACATTCGATTAGGTGTGGGCACTGACACCTATGTGCTGACAGCCGACTCGACTGCGGCGGCTGGGGTTAAATGGGCTGCGGCTGCGGGTGGGGGTAGCAACATCACGGCGCAAGGGTTGTGGGAAAATAACGCCACAATCTCGGCCAACTACTCGATCACCTCGGGCAACAACGCCATGTCGGCTGGACCGATCACTGTGGCATCTGGTGTCACTGTCACGGTACCGACTGGATCGACATGGGTCGTCACTTAAGGAATTAGCATGACAGTAACCGCCCGAAATCTGGTGCCTGCGAAGTTTGTGGAAAACACCCAAACCACGCAATACATTGTGAGCAGCAATGTCACGGCCACCATTATTGACAAATTCACCGCGACAAATGTCAGTGGCAGTACGGCCACAATCAGTGTAAACTTGGTCACAGGCTCGGATACAGCCGGAAATCAGAACTTGATCACCAAATCCAAGAGTTTGGCGGCATCCGAGGTGTACACATTTCCCGAACTGGTGGGTCAGATTTTGCCAAATTCCGCATTCATTTCGACTATCGCCAGTGCGTCAAATGCCATCAACATGCGTGTTTCTGGTCGTGAGGTGACATGATGCGTGTAGCCTACGGTAAAGGGTTTGAGCTTGATCAACCCCCTTCGATGCTGGACAAGGTGAAAGCCTTGCAGGTCGAGGTGTCTAAGCTGCCGCAATACCAGCCGGAAACAAAGCATTATTTTCACGGCGGCATGTATTGCCGTGAGGTGTTTCGACATGCGGGTGTTTTGGTTGTGGGCGCTGTCCACAAGAAGGAACACTTCTATTTGATTGTGTCTGGTACGGTGGCGATCACCACAGACGACGGAGTGCAAGAGGTTACCGGTCCTCACTTGTTTTCAAGTAAACCGGGCACAAAGCGAGCGGTATATGCAGTCACTGACGCGCTTTGCATGACTTTCCACGCAATCGAGGCAAAAACTGTTGAGGAAGCTGAGGCCGAATTGGTTGAAGCAGAACCCGAGAACATGTATAGTCCCGGTAATCAAATCAAACATCAATCAGTCGAGGTGCTGCCATGACATTTTGGGTAGCTGGTGCCGTAGTTGCAGGCAGTGTAATTAGTTCGAGCGCGTCCGGTAAAGCCGCAGACACACAAGCTGCGTCGGCAGACCGCTCTGCCGATCTTCAATACCAACAGTTCCGCGAGTCTACTGCGCTGCAAGAGCCTTGGCGCAAGGCTGGTGAGCAGGCGCTCAACAAACTGATTCCTTTGACGGATTACAAACCGTTTTCGTACGATGAGTTTACGAAAGACCCCGGCTATGCGTTCCGTCTGTCCGAAGGACAAAAGGCGCTTGACCGTCAAGCGGCTGCTCGCGGTGGTTTGATTTCAGGCGGTGCTCTTAAAGCAGCGCAGCGGTACGGTCAAGAGATGGGTTCGCAAGAATACACCAACGCATTCAACCGTTACCAGACCGAACGCGCTGCCCGTCTGCAACCGCTGCAATCTTTGGCCGGCGTGGGTCAAACCACCGCACAACAGATTGGTCAAGCTGGTCAGCAGATGGCATCGAACGTGGGCGAAGCGTATCAAGGTGCAGCCAACGCCCGCGCATCTGGTTATGTCGGGCAGGCAAATGCACTTAATCAAGGTCTTGGTACGTATTTGAATTACAGCCAAGGTCAGAGTTTGCTTAACCGATTGGGCGGCGTTGGTGCCGGTGGAGGCGCAACAAACTTGTCGCAACTTGACTATGCTCGCATTAGCGGATACTGAGGACTAAGCATGCCTATCAATCCAAACATTGCGCTTGGCGTACAGCCTTTACAGCTTGCTGATCCAATGGCTCAGTATGGCAAAGTTATCGCCATTCAGGGTGCTCAGAATCAAAACGCGCTGAATCAGTATCAACTGAGCGCGGCCAAACGCGCCGAGGAAACTCAAAACATGTTGGCGCGGGCGTATTCTGAATCGGTTGACCCCGCGACAGGCAAGATCGACTACAACAAGCTGACAGGTCTTGTTGCGGCTGGTGGCGGCGGCGCTCAGTTGCCTGCTATTCAAAAGTCACGCATTGAACAAGAAACTGCCCTGACAACACAGCAAAAAGCGCAAACTGAATTAGTCGATGCAAAATTAAAACAAGCCCGTGGGTTTTTGGAAACGATTAACCCCGCCGATCCCAACGCGCCAGCGCAGTACATTGCATGGCACGAGGCGAACCACAAAGACCCCGTTTTGGGTCCAGTGCTTGCTGCTCGCGGTGTTACGGCTGATCAATCACGCACTCGAATTGCAGATGCAATTCAAAAAGGTCCAGCGGCTTTTGCTGAATTGCTAAACCAATCTAAGCTCGGTACCGAAAAATTCATGGAGCTGAACAAGCCTCAATTGTCTACTAAAGACGTTGGCGCTACTTTGGAAGATCGAACATTTGAGCCGCTGACTGGAAAAATTACAACCGTCAGTACAACACCTAAAACTAAAACATTTGCTGACACTGTTGCCGAAAGACAGGCGAATATTGCTGCCGGTCGTCTTAATATTGAACGAGATCGACTGGCTCAAGAGGCTACTGGCGTGGTGTATCAGGAAGATGCAAATGGCAATGTCATTGCCTTGCCTTCCAAGCTCAAGAAGGGCGAAGTACCCGTCGCACGTGTGGCCGTGGCCCCGGGTGGTGGGTTCCAACCGTTAACAGGTAAACCTTCAGAATCTGTTGGCAAAGAACTTTTGTCGCTGAACCAGCAAAAAGCAGTTCTTAACAGCGCCATCAAGTATTTAGACAAAGCACCAGAGGCGTTTGGGTTTAAGCGCGGGTTGCAAGGCGAGTTGGTTGGTACAACGCTTGACACACCTGAACAAATTGAAGCCCGTTCGTACGTGTACAACGTGGTGTCTAACGTCATCAAAGAACGCGCTGGTACTGCACAAACCGCAGGCGAAAAAGAAACGCTCAATCGGTTCTTGCCAAGCGAGTACGACAATGCTTCGGAAATCAAGGCAAAGTTCACAGCGTTCCAACAGTACCTTGCTGACAAGGAAACTGGCACCACCAAGAAACGTGGTGGTGGTGGCGGCACTCCTCCAAAACCTGCCGCTGGTGGCAGCGGTGTTGATACAAATAACCCTCTGTTGAAGTAAGGGGTCAGAATGGCTGATCTTTCCACGATCCTGAAAGACCCCAACTTCGTCAACGCTAACCCTGCCACACAGCAGGCAATCTTTGACAAGTGGGCACCGCAAGATCCAAACTTTGCAAATGCGAATGCGGAAACGCAGGCAGCAATTCGTCAAAAGTTTGGTATCCCTGTGATCACCGCAGACGTGGGTGGCCCACGCAAAACCGGCACCCTTGTCGATCAGATCCCCGGCTCTAGCGTCAAAGCCCCTGCTGCCACCCAACCCGTTGGCAAGGACTTTACGTTCGGCCAAAAGGTCATGGGTGCTTTGGAAGTTGCCCCTGCGCTGGCCACCAGTGCAGTGACTGCCCCAATCGTCGAGGGTGCCAAGATCTACGGTGCATTGACCAGTGGTAAGTTCGGCACTCAGGCGGGCATTCGCGCTGGTGAAGAAACTGGTCGTAAGGTGCAAGAGCAGTTCTACCAGCCACGCACAGCAGCCGGTCAACAGTATGTTGGCGATATCGGCAACGCTTTGGCAAGCACCGGGCTGCAAGGTGTGCCCTTAAACGTGCTGGGCGATCTCCAGCGCGGCATGGCACCCGCCACCCGAGCTGTCAAAGATTTGGGTGGTGCCAAAGTGGCCCAACGTGCCGAGCGCATCGCACAAGAAGCATCTGCCAAAGACTGGGAACGCGCCTCTCAGATTGACGCAGCTCAAGCTGCCCAGCGTCTGGGTGTTGCCGTCAACCCTGCCGAGACAAATCCCAACGTCAAGACCAAGCTCCTCGTGGGTGCTACTGGTGAGGCTGTGGTCAACGCCAAAGCGGCCAAGGTCAACGCGCCCAAGTGGAACGAGCTGGCCCGCAAGGATCTGGGCTTGCCTGAGAACACCCCGTTGACGGCTGAAGCCTTCGACAAGGCCCGCAGTGCCCACTCGGCACCCTATGACAACATCCGCAAGATCGGTGTCATGCAGGCATCCGACGATGTGCTGGGTGAACTCAATGGCTTGAAGCTAGACCCCTTGTCGACCAGCAACCCCGAGAAAGCCGCCAAGGTCAACGCTGTCGTGGATCGCGTGACTTCTCAGGTTGCCAACGGGCTGTCGGGCGACAACGTGGTGGGGCAGATTCGCGGGTTCCGCAAAGATGCCAACCAAGTGCTCAAGAACCCCAACGCCAGCCCCATCGACATCGATGTGGCCGAAACTAACCTGAGCATCGCCAACGCGCTGGAAAACCTGATCGAGAACAACATCAGCAACCCCAAGGCGCTGGATGATTTCCGTAAGGCCCGCACCGCAATTGCCAAGACCTACGACTGGGAACGCGCCACAGGCGTGACAACCAAACAGGTCGATCCGTTGCAAGTTGCCAAGCTGGCCGAGAAGGGTAAACCCTTAACCGGCGTGTTGGCCGATGTGGCAAACGTGGCCGGTAATTTCCCCGACATTGCCAACCTGAACCTGCCCAAAGAGCCGCTGCTGTACCAGCGCCTGCGCCGTGGTGGTGCCGGTGGTACAGCGGGCTTCGTGCTGGGCGGTGGCCCGGTGGGTGCAGCCGTGGGTGCTGGTTTGACCAGCTTGGGCAGCGAGGCTACGGCCAACATGCTTACTCGCCCCGGCATGCAGAACCGACTGGCAATGCCCGTTGACCGCCGTATCCCGCTGCCAGTGGAACCCAAGACACCGATGGCACCGATCCCACAGGACCGTGCCGTTGTGCCCTACGACTACTCGCAGCAGTCGTTTGTGCCCCCGAACTTCACAATCGTGCCCGAGCAGTACGGCCCCCGTGTCCGTCCCGCCCCGTCACCCATTGAGATCCAGCGTGGCCTGCCAGCACCCAGCGCCGAGGGTACCCTCAACGCCCTGCGTAGCGAAGACGCACGACGCGCGGCCATGTCGCGCACTCTGGGCCAGCAGGCCGAGGCTCAAGCTGCGGCGCAAGCAGCGGCCACCCGTCAGCCTGCCCGTAACGCTCAGGTCATTGACATCGACCCAGTCACCGGCAAGATGGTTGTCGGCGCTGAGGGCACTCGCGGCATGACCCCAGACATCCAGATCATCGAGAGCACCGGCAAGAATTTGCAAGGTGCTGCCGATCTGCTGGCATCGGGCAAGTCACCGGCTCTGATGACCGCCGAGCAGCGCATCGTGTGGGATAAGACTAAGGTTGATCTGGCCGATGTGGTACCCGGCATGAAGTCGCTCAACGACAAAGCCATTGCTGCCAAGATGCAAGACCGCGCTTGGGTGCAAGATGCCATCGTCAAGGCTCAGGATAAAGCCCGTGCATTCCAAGACATCGCGGCGCGGGCCAACACTGAGCGCCTGCGCCAAGATGCCCTGATGAAGCGCGAGCAGATGCTGGACCTGTTGGAGACTTTGGAAGACCAGTTTAGCAAGGCTCGCCCGGTCAAAACTGGCGGTCAGGGTCCAAAGACCCGGGCGTTCCAGCGCAACATGCTCACACCCGAGCAAGAAATCCAAAACGCTCTAGCCAAGTAACACCGGCAACGGTTAGAATTGACCAAGGACTACGACATGGCTTCACTATCCCCAACCCCCAAACTCCAGTTCTTCGGGACTGACGGGCTTCCTCTTGTCGGTGGCAAACTGTACACCTACGCTGCGGGCACTACGACCCCCATCGCTACGTACACCGACAACACCGAGTCCAGCCAAAACACCAACCCGGTGATCTTGGACTCGGCGGGTCAGGCCAGCGTTTGGCTGACCGACACGACCACATACAAGTATGTGCTCAAGACCTCCGAGGATGTGACGCTGTTCACCGTGGACTATGTGTCTGTCCCCGTCACCACCAACTCGTTTGCCTCGCCCCCAGCCATCGGTAGCGACGTGCCCAACGAGGGCACCTTCACCAACTTGAACGTGGTGGACCTCTTGACCCTTGAGTCCACAGGCGCTGCAATCTTGAACGTGGGCACAACGGGCGAGCGCCCCGTGGCCGCTGAAGCCGGTATGGTGCGCTACAACAGCACCACATCCAAGTTTGAGGGGTACAGCAATGCTTGGGGTGCGTTGGGTGGCGGTGCCACAGGCGGCGGCTCAGACACTGTGTTCTTTGAGAACAGCCTTGTCGTGACGCAAGACTACACTATCCCCTCGGACAAGAACGCAGGCACCTTTGGTCCTGTGAGCATTAACGACAGTATCACTGTCACTGTGCCCGACACCAGTGTCTGGTCAATTGTTTAAGGAGCCGTCATGGGTGTTAAATTAGTTTCAGCAAGCGCAGGGTCCGTTGAGATCGTTGCGCCTGCCACAGCCTCCAACTACACGGCCACCATGCCTGCTGGCAGTGGCACTGTTGCGGTTAACGGTGTTAGCGGTACGCTGGTGTCAGGTACTGCTGTCGCCTCCACCTCGGGCACTTCGATTGATTTCACCGGCATCCCATCGTGGGTCAAGCGCATCACGGTGATGTTTCAAGGCGTGAGTACAAGTGGTACAAGTAACATATTAATTCAAATTGGTTCTGGTTCTGTTACCACTTCTGGCTATGTGAGCCAAGGTAGTTATGGATCTAACGCTTTTAATTCAACTGCTGGTTATATTTTAGACGCAGGAGCAGGAGCATCCACTTTAAGGGATGGTGCGGCTGTGTTGACTCTTATAAACGGGAATGGTTGGATCAACACATCAGTATTAAGCCAAAACGGTCAATACGCTTCATTAGCAGGAGGTAGACTTACTCTTGGCGGCGCCCTTGACCGAGTACGCATCACCACAGTCAACGGCACTGACACCTTTGACGCTGGCTCTATCAACATTTTGTACGAGTAAACACCATGACAACGAAAATCGACGGAAACAACGGTGTCTTGCAGTCGTATGACTACCAAGTCCTGACGACTGGCTTCTCGTACACCTTCGCCACAGGCACCACAACGCTGATCGCCAACCCTGCCGGTACGCTGGCAACGGGCACGATCACGATGCCGGGTTCGCCTGCTGACGGCATGGTGGTGACATTCATGTCCACTCAGGAAGTCACAGCGCTCACAATCTCGGGCAACTCAGGCCAGAGCATCGGTGGCTCGCAGACTGCCCAGTTGCCTGCCAACAGCGCCATGAGCTTCGTGTACCGACTGACCAACACCACTTGGTATCGCACGACTCCCGCAGCTTTGGGCAATGTGGGCACTGCGCCTGTGTACGCCGCCCGTGCTTGGGTCAACTTCAACGGTACCGGTACTGTGGCCATTCGGGCTTCGGGTAACGTCAGTTCGATCACGGATAACGGTACCGGCGACTACACGGTGAACTTCACCACGGCGATGTCGGATGCGAATTACGGTTTTTCAATTTCTGCGGGAAGATATGGGGCTACCTTCCCAGTTCCGACAGGTGGAAGGACAACACAGCCTACGACAACATCCATGCGAATTTATACCACCAGTGCTGACGGAACAACGGGCCTTGATCCTGAGCAAGTTTCGTTTACAGTCTTCCGCTAATCAGGAGCCATAAACCATGCCAATCACAATCAACGGTTCCGGCACCATCACAGGTGCATCGACTCTGGCGACAACTGTTGCCAGTCCTACTTTAACAACGCCAAACATCAACTCGGCGCAGTTTGCCACGGTGTCAGGTACAGCCCCCATCTACCCCTGCCGAGCATGGGTGAACTTCAACGGCACTGGCACTGTGGCTATTCGCGCCTCGGGTAACGTGTCGAGCATCACGGACAATGGCGCGGGTGACTACACGGTCAACTTCACCACCGCAATGCCTGATGCGAATTATGTAGCTATTGTTGAAAAGGGTCTAACTTCTGGCGTGGCGACAGCCACGTCTGCCGTTGCTAGCCCGTCTACGGGCAGTCAGCGTATATATCTCCTGATTGCAGGCACGGCTAGCCTTTCTGACTACTCAATTGTCAACGTATCAGTCTTCCGATAACCCAAAGGAACCCAAATGAACTCTCGTATCATTTACCCAACAGACGATGGCGGCGTTGCCGTGATCGTGCCTGCCGCCGAGTGCGGCCTGACCATCGAAGCCATTGCGGCCAAAGATGTGCCAGAGGGCAAACCCTTCAAGATCGTGGATGTGTCTGACATCCCCGAAGACCGTACATTCCGCGCAGCATGGGAGTTTTCAGCATGATCAACGTGAACCTCGACAAAGCCAAAACCATCGTGCATGACATGCGCCGTGCTGCTCGCACCGCTGAGTTCTCGCCACTGGACATCAAGGCCACCATCCCCAGCGAGGCCGCTGCCGCTGAAGCTGCTCGTCAAGCTGTGCGCGACAAGTACGCCGCCATCCAGACTGACATCGACTCGGCCCCCGGTCTGCCTGAACTCAAACTGATTGCCAACTCACTCGTATGAGCACCCCAGAGATTGATCCGGTCAAGTACGGCGTTCTCTGGCAAAAGGTCCAAGACTACGAGCGCCGGTTTGACGAGATGAGCGCCAAGATCGACAAGATGGAGAACTCTGTCGAGCACTTGGTCGCTCTTGCCAACCAAGGCCGTGGAGGCTTTTGGGCGGGTATGGCTTTCGTGTCGTTCATCTCCAGCGGTGTCGGTTTCTTCTTAAGCTGGGTCAAAGGCCACTAATCGGGTGCAAGCCATGAAAGACTGGGCAATCGCAATCACTGCCGGTGTCCTTGTCTCATGCTTGTGTATGTGGGTGGCTTTTGACCTTGTGCATATATTTTGGTGGGCGCTTAGATGATCGGCCTTCTCCTTGATCCAGATGCCGCCCTTGATGCGGTAAACAACGCAGTACGGTTGGTCAAGAAGGCCAGCGCCACGGCGCAGAACATTGAGTCTCTGGCCCCCATGCTGGGCAAGTATTTCGATGCCAAGGCCAACGCCATCGCATCGGCTGAAGCTGCCAAAGCTGGCTCGTTTGGTAACTCGTCGATGGGCAAAGCCTTCGAGATCGAGATGGCAATTGACGCCCAGAAAGAGTTTGAGGAAGACTTGAAGCGCCTGTTCTGGAACGCCAACAAGATGGACGTGTGGCAAAAGATCAAGGCTCGGGCCACCGTGATGGAGGCAGAAGCTGCCAAAGCCGCAGGCAAAGCCAAAGAAGACGCCCGTCGTAAGAAGCAGAAGGATCAGGAAGAACTGGAGACAGCGATTGCCGTGGTGATCTCTGTTCTGATCTTCTGTGGCCTGATGTGGGGCGGCTGGGAACTGTTCTCCTTCTGCCGTAAAAACGGGTGCTGACGATGTGTGGAAGCTCCTCAAATGGTTTGAAGTTGGCACAGACTGGAAGCTCGGCATCGACCGGTTCATTCGAGTCTGCTGCATGGCGATCATTGCCAACTGGGTGCTTGACATGATGTACGTGCTGCCCGTGGACGACACCAAGTCCATCATCAATTTTGTGAAATCTAACCTAGAGGAATGACATGCTGTCTTTAATTTCTACCCTCGGCGGCTTGCTGATCTCCGGCTTGCCCAAACTGCTGGAATACTTCCAGAGCAAAGCTGACCAGAAGCACGAGTTGGCGCTGGCGCAGGTGCAGACGGAGCGTGAGTTGGCGCTGGCCGCTGCTGGTTTTGCCGCTCAAGCCAAGATCGAAGAAATCCGCACCGAGCAGGTGGCGATGCAGACCAACGCGCAGATTGCCGAGGCAGAAGCCGCGATGACCCAAGGCGCTCAAGATCACGACAAGGCTGTTCTTGCCAAAGCATCGACATGGGTTGCCAACTACATCGGCACAGTCCGTCCGACCATCACCTACATCTTTGTTCTGGCGTTGGTGTTTATCAACGGCTGGCTGGCTTGGTATGTCTGGTACAACAACAAAATGATTACTTCGATGGATGACCTGATTCGATTCAGCGACATCATCTTCAGTGCAGACGAGATGGCCATGCTGGGCGGCATCATCGGTTTCTGGTTCGGTTCACGCAACTGGTCCAAGAAATGAAACTCTCCAAAGCTGGCGCAGATTTGATGCACCGCTTTGAGGGGTGCAGAAACAAGCCGTACCTTTGCCCCGCGCACATCTGGACGATTGGGTACGGCCATGTGCTGTACCAAGAGCAGATCAAGTTGCCGATGGCGCGGGTCGAGGGTAAAGAAGTTGCCATGATCCGCAAAGAGATGCCGCTTAAACCGGAGGACAGTCGTGTCTGGAGCAAAGAGGAAATCGAAAAACTATTCGCTGATGACGTCGCGTCTTTTGAACGCGGTGTTCTACGACTTGTTCCCGGCGTTGTTGGCAGGCAAGGCGCTTTTGACGCTCTTGTCTCTATAAGTTTCAACTTTGGGCTTGGCAATCTGCAACGCTCGACCATCCGCATGAAGGCCAACCGAGGCGATTGGGAAGGCGCTGCTGAGGCGTTCATGGGCTGGACTAAGGGTGGCGGCAAAGTGCTGCCCGGACTCGTCAAGCGCCGTGAAGCCGAGCGTGCGCTGTTCCTGAGTTAATTCGCATAAACCGCGCAGGCGGCTAGGAACGCCATCCACAGCATCCCCAAGAACGCCATCAGCATCCAGTACGCCAGTCGTCTGAGTTGTTGGCGCCAAATGCTGGGTGGCAGTGGGTCATCGGACTTTATGCGTTTGCCGATCTTGGCAACTTGGTCTGTCATTTTCTTCTCCTTGCATCAGGTCGAGGGCAGTTCTCTGGTGGCACGACAACGCACCAGACGGCGCTTGGCATACCTGTCCCACCGAAGTGTGTCCACCTGTCGATGTAGGCATCAGGCATGGTCTTGAGGATTCGGCGCACGTTGTGCGATTCGCGGTGAAGGCTGTTGGCAATCGTGCCGACATCCATACCGTCGGGGTTG